TCAAGGCGCAGCCAAAGCCTACGAGAATATGGCATCGGATCGTGATGTATTCTTAACTAGAGCTAGGACTTGTGCAGAACTAACGATCCCCACCCTCATGCCTAGAGATGGTCATACAGGTTCAACCCAGTATGATACACCTTACCAAGCAGTGGGTGCGAGAGGTGTCAACAACCTAGCCTCTAAACTCTTAATGACTTTGCTACCGCCAAACAGTCCTTTCTTCCGTTTAACTATTGATGACTTTGATTTAGTAGAACTAGCAGGCAATGCTAGAGGTAAAGCAGAGGATGCACTGGCTCGTATTGAACGATCAGCCGCACAGGTAATTGAATCAAAAGCTATTCGAGTACCGACCTTTGAGATGCTAAAGCAACTCATCGTCTCTGGTAATGCTCTTATACATATGCCACCAGAAGGTGGGATGAAAGTCTTTAGATTGGATCGCTTTGTTGTGAAGCGTGACACCATGGGAAACATTCTTAAGATTATTGTGAAAGAGACAATAGCTTATGAAGCGTTACCTAAAGAAGTTCAAGAGGCTCTACTGGAGACAGAAGGGTATCAAGAACAGATAGAGAAGAAAGAGTGTGATCTTTACACTTGCATTAAACGTGATGGTAAGAAATTCATGGTGCATCAGGAAGTCCATGGTGTAGTAATACCCAAGACTACTGGTAGTTACCCTCAAGATAAACTCCCTTGGTTAGCCTTACGATTTATCGCTGTAGATGGTAATGACTATGGTCGATCATACGTTGAAGAAATAGTAGGTGATCTTAAATCTCTTGAAGCTTTGACTCGTGCTATCGTAGAAGGTTCTGCGGCTAGTGCTAAGTTGATCTTCATGGTACGACCCAATGGTACAACAAAGATACGGAACATTGCAGACAGCTCAAATGGTGCTATCATCTCTGGTGATGCCAATGATGTATCTACACTGCAAGCTAATAAGTTTAACGACTTCCGTGTTGCTCAAGAAACAATGAACACCATAACGCAAAGGTTATCTTATGCGTTCTTATTAAATAGTTCAGTGCAGCGTCAAGCTGAACGTGTGACTGCTGAAGAAGTACGTTACATGGCACAAGAACTTGAGACTGCTTTAGGTGGTATCTACTCTGTGTTATCACAAGAGTTCCAATTACCTCTTGTTAATCTGCTCCTTGCGAAGATGCAGAAAGAAGGTAAGATGCCGAAGTTCCCTAAAGATACTCTGAAGCCTCAGATTGTAACTGGTTTAGAAGCTCTTGGCCGAGGTCAGGACTTGAATAAACTACAAGCATTCTTGCAATACTTACAGCCACTAGGCCAACAGATCATTGCACAAGAGTTAAATATTGATGACTATATAGATCGCTTAGGTGCATCTTTAGGAATTGATACACAAGGATTAATTAAGTCGCCTGAACAAAAACAACAAGAAATGATGGCAGCCCAAGAAGCCCAACAACAACAGATGATGGCGCAGATGGCTGAGAAAGGTGTAGCACCTGCTGTGAAAGGTATGGTGGATGCAGCTAGTCAACAGGCAGAAGAATAACCTTAAACTAAAGAGACTATTTATATGAGTACAGAACAACTATCTACACACGAAGAAGTAGCTCCTGATGCTGAAGCCCAAGCCGCACACGAAGCGGAGATGGTAAAGGTAGCAGATGAGCTAGAAGCAAAGAACAACCCTGATGCAGAGCAACGCCCTGACTGGCTTCCTGAGAAGTTTAAGGATGCGGAACAGATGGCAGAGGCCTACGCTCACCTAGAGAAGAAGCTAGGAGGAGAAGAACCAGCAGAGCAAGCACAACCTGAAGAAGCTTCTGAGGAAGTATCAGAACAGGCTGATGCGAGTGATGTTAAGGAAGCTGTAGAAAATGCTGGTGTAGATTTTGATTTCTTACAAAACGAATACAATGAACAGGGAGGACTCACGGAAGCTTCTATGGCAAAGCTAGAAGAAGCAGGGTTCTCACAAGATTTGGTAAACAGTTGGATACAAGGGCAAGAAGCTCTTGCCGCTAATTACCAGAGTTCCATCTACGAAAGCGTGGGTGGAGAAGAAGCTTACGGGCAGATGATTGATTGGGCAGGTGATAACCTTAGCCAAGCTGAGGCCGCAGCCTTTGATCGTGCAGTAAGCTCAGGAGACTTAGATGTCGTCAAGTTGGCCGTAGCTGGACTACGCTCTCAGTATCAAGCTGCTGAAGGCTCTGCTCCCACTTTAGTTAGTGAGAGTCAGTCAGCGTCTTCAACAGGTGGTGTGTTCAATTCGTGGGCTGAGGTAACTCAGGCTATGAGTGATGCCCGATACCAGAGTGATAAAGCATATCGCCAACAAGTTTCTGCCAAGATTGGTAGGAGCGACTTGCAACAATAGTCTCTTTGGCCTCCTTCGGGAGGCTTTTTTAATTCTAACAAGTAACTACGAACACGATTACTATTACCTTTGACCCTCTGCGGAGGACAATCCTAGAGAACGAATGAGTGTTAGGTGACTGACTAGAATATCATTCATTTAAACATTTAACTAAAAGGTAAAATATTATGTCAAGTAACTATTCTGCTCCCTCACGGTTGGGGGAAAATGCAGGTACTTCAACTAACGCTAAAGAACTTTTCTTAAAAGTCTTTGCTGGTGAAGTTCTAACTGCATTCAACACTAACAACATCGCTATGCCATTGCACCGTGTACGCTCTATCTCTAGTGGTAGCTCTGCACAATTCCCAATGACTGGCTTGTCTACTACTGCAACTCTTACCGCTGGTAATGAAGTTGTGCCTACAGCTATCGCTCACAGTGAGAAAGTTGTAACTATCAATGACCTTCTAGTGTCTTCTGCTTTCATCGCTAAAATTGATGAAGCTATGAACCACTACGATGTACGTTCAATCTACTCTACTGAGATTGGTACTGCATTGGCTAAGGCTGCTGACGTTGCTATCTTCGCTGCTGTCGAAGCTGCTACTGATGACACTGCTGAGTACGCTCAAGGTGCATCACAAAACAACGCTGACATCGAGATTGCTGGCACTGGCGCTGCTTCAACTGGTACTAACGTAGCTGACGCTATCTTTGGTGCTTTAGAAGCTCTTGATACTAAGAACGTAACTGGTGAGAAGTCTATCGTATTAGATACTGACACTTACTACCGCTTGTTCACTGGCACTGTTTCTAACCTTGCTGGTGTTATGAGTTCTGACTTCGGTACTGGCGGTAACTTAAACGCTGGTAAAGTTCCTCAGATCGGTGGTGCTAATGTCTTCATGTCTAACAACTTACCTTCAGGTGCTAAAGGCTTAGTCTTCACTAAAGACGCTGCGGCAACTGTTAAGTTATTAGACTTGGCTGTTGAGTCTGAGTACCAAGTTTCACGACAAGGTACTTTAATGGTAGCTCGCTACGCAATGGGTCATAGCTCATTACGTCCTGAGTGTGCTGTTAAATTGGTCAACGCATCTTAAGTTGATACTCTTTGGAAGCTCCCCTTCGGGGGAGTTTTCCTCTTTATTTTTTCATTGAGGTAAACATGACAACTCCAACAACAGAACTAGAAGCAGTAAACACTATGCTCTCTACTATTGGTGAAGCACCAGTAAACAACCTGCAATCTGGGTTGGTAGATGCTGAGACTGCTGAGACCATCCTCAAGAATGTTTCCAGAGATGTTCAATCACATGGATGGAACTTTAACTCTGAACCAGATTACACCGTTGCGGCTGACTCTAGCGGCAATGTTATTCTCCCTACGGAGATTGTAAGAGCTGACTTAGCAAACTCTGAGACTAAGTACAGAAGCTCTAAGAACGAATACATACAACGTGGTAATAAGATGTATGATAAGGTCAACCACACTTACAACATAGGTAAAGCTCTTAAGCTAGATGTTGTTGTCTTATTATCTTTCGACCTACTTCCCGAAATAGCAAGACGCTATATTGCCATCAAGGCATCTCGTATCTTTCAAGAGCGAGTAGTAGGAAGTACAGAACTATCACAAATGAATAGGAACGATGAACAGCAAGCTTATTTTGCCCTTCAAGAGATGGAAGGCGACAATGGCGACTATAATATATTCGATGACTACAGCACTGCTAGTGTTCTTAATCGTGGTGTCGGCACAAAGGTGATTTCAAATGGCTCTAGTTTCTAAAAGCATTCCTAACTTTATCAACGGGATTTCTCAACAGCCTCCTAGTTTACGTTTAGCAAGCCAAGGAGAAGTACAGGAAAACGGTTACTCTGATATAGTAGAAGGCTTAAAGAAACGCCCACCCACCAAGTTTAAAAGAAAGTTAAATACAGGTAGCCCTACAAGCAACACTTACTTAACAGCTACTGAACTATCAACAGCACACATCCACACGTACAAGAGAAGTGCTACAGAACAGTTTACTGTTATTCTTGTGCCAGCTACTCCTAAGCTCTACGTCTATGACATTGAAGGTAGACTTCGGTACGAGTCAGGTGTAGCAAGTTGGGGTGCAACAGGATCGCAGATAGCTACTAACTCAGATGCAGCTACACTTAGCGCATACTTTGGCACAAGCCTTAACAACCAACAAGTCACGGCAACCTCTGTGGCTGACTACACATTTTATGTAAATAAAGAAAAGGTTGTAGCTAGAGATGAAACTTCTCCTGATAATGTAAGACCTCATGAAGCTTTGTTTTACATGAAGCAGATGAACTACTCTAAAACTTACAGCTTTAAACTTAACCTTGCAGCAGCTAGCCCAAATAACGCTGTTATAGGTAGGGCAGCCACTAGAGATGGTGGAGGTGATGATGCTTTTCAAGAAGCAACAGGCTTAAAAACCTCCGAATATTTTAGAGTCACTGTTGATGGACAGGCTGTTAAAAGTAATCAATATCTCTCATCAGGTGGCGCAACATATGTAGGAAGTGGTGATGATGCAAACAGTGTCGTTTCAATAGCTACCCAGACTTCTATTCTTTCAGCAAACAGCGTGACAACTGAAAGAGATGCTACAGACCCTTTTGTTGTCTTTAAAACTACAACTACTTCTGCCGATGATTTTACAATCTCTGTATCAGACGAAAACGGAGGCAATGACTTCTTTGCTTTTAAAGATACAGTACCTACTTTTACAAGTTTACCAAAGTATTGCGTCAGTGGTTTTACTATTCAAGTTATAGGGGACAACCAAAAGAAAGAGGATAACTTTTATGTAAAGTATGAGGGTGATAATACAGCAGGTAGGTGGAAAGAGTGCCCAGCACCTTCACGACCCAACGCTAGTCAATACCACTCTTTCACTACTTCTACCATGCCTCACACTTTAGTACAGAATAGTGACGAAAGCTTTAGTTTTACTACAGGTGCATGGGATGACAGGAAAGCAGGTGATGATGATACTAACCCTTTCCCAAGTTTTACTGGAGGAAAAATTAACGATGTATTCTTCCACCGCAACCGCTTAGGTTTCTTATCAGATGAGAATGTAATCTTCAGTGAAGCTAATGGTTACTTCAACTTCTTTAGAACAACTGTACGCTCCCTACTTGACTCTGCCCCTATTGATGTAGCAGTCAGTCAGAATGAAGTATCTATATTGCAGGCTGCTGTACCATTCCAAGAGCAGCTCCTATTGTTCTCTGAGATTAACCAGTTTACCTTATCAGCTGATCAGCTACTTACACCAGCAGGGGTGTCTATAGATACCTCTACGAACTTTGAGTGTGATCTAACAGCGAAACCAGTAGGTGCAGGCAACAGTGTATTCTTTTCAGTACAGAACGGTGCATTCTCAGGAATGCGAGAGTATTACACGACAGGTGATACAGAAGTAAAAGATGCTAACCTTATAACTGCACACGTTCCAAACTATCTTGCAGGTAGTGTAAAGCAGATGGTAGCTTCTACTAACGAGAACCTTTTGTTAGCACGTACTACAACAGATGCAAAAGAGTTATACGTTTACAAGTGGTATGAGAACGAGACAGAGCGTTTACAAAGCTCTTGGTCTAAATGGAAGTTTGATGCTAACATCGCTCATGTTGCTTTTAATAACGAAGAGATATTTATCATCTTTGAAGATGGTCGATTTGAGAGCATGACTTTAACTTTAGATGCTCAGTTACTCAATACTTACCCTATACATCTTGACCACCTACAGAAGTTTACAAGTGGTGCTCCCTCTATGGGCTACACTGATAGTAATCTTGTGTACTTTAACTCCAACGGTGAAGAGGTAACAGCAACTACAGCAGGGACTTCTTCTGTCCCCGTCTATGGTGGCATACCTTACACCTTCAAGTATCAAGTCTCTGAGCAAGTCTTTAAACCAGCTCAAGGGGATGCTTCGGACATTGCAAGGTTTCAACTTAGAAATATGTCATTCACCTACAACGACACTGGGACTTTCACAGTTACCCAAACTAACGGCAGGCGTGATCCTGTATCAGCAGTCTTTACTGGTCGATTACTAGGCAGTCTTAATAACCAGTTGGGTCAAGCTGCTGTAGATAATTTAGGCAACTTTAAAGTCAGTGTACAATCACAAGCTAGCGAAGCTAAAATAGAGATTACAAACGCCTCACCACTACCTTCAGTATTCCAGAAGGCAGAGTATGAAGGCTTTGTATCCCTCAGATCAACAAGGATATAGCATGGGACACCATTATCGTAAGAGTGAGTTCTTGGACTGTCGCGAGATAGCCCCTCTCATGCGCTCTCAGGACGTTACGGAGATAGGCTATAGTAATGGTTTAGCTCCTTTAAGAGCGCTCCAAGAGGCTTACAGGGTCTCTGAGGTGTGTAACTCAATCATCCATGCTGATGGCAGTGTTGTAGGAATGTTTGGTGTAGCGAACAACGGTGTCTTTGGTAGCCCTTGGTTACTAGGCACAGATAAGATTATAGAAACAAGAAAAGAATTTATCCCTCAAGCAAAGACATGGGTAGAGGATATGAACACTATCTATCCTGTCTTGCTTAATTTCGTTCACGTAGATAATACAGTATCGAAGAAGTGGCTTAAATCTTTAGGATTTGAATTCATAAAACTAGAAGAAAAATACGGAGTAGGGAAACAGCCCTTCTACCAATTTGTGAGGATTAAGAAAAATGTGTGAACCTTATTTAACGATAGCTACTGTAGCTTTGTCAGCAGGTTCAGCTATCACAGGGGCGAATGCTCAAGCTGATGCTTACGAGGCTAACGCTGCCGCTGCTAACCAAGCTAAAGTAGATACAGACAGGCAACTCAATCTACAACAAGCTCAACTTGATGAGAAAGCAGCTCAAGAGAAGATAGCACAAAACCTACAGACACAGCAGATAGCTTCAACAGCTACAACCGCTGCTGGAGAAAGTGGTGGGTTCTTGAACAATAATGCTGTGATACAAGATATAGTAAGACAAGGCGTGGAAGCTAACACTATGACCACGCAGAATCTTGAGCGTAATGTAGCTCAAATAGGTGAACAAAGATTAGGTGCGAGAAGCACAGCACAATCAAGAGTTAATGCTGTAGCAAGACCAAGTAGAATGGCTACTGGTTTGCAGATAGGTAGTAGCCTTGCGAGTGCTGCTAGTACGGATTCTTTCCAAGAATACATTTCATAATAGGAAAACAACATGGCAACATCAATAAGTAAATCAGTGAACTACAAGCAAGCTGCGGCTGCCCCTGATTACCAAGTTGCAGCAAGACCTGTCGATACCTTTGTACAAGGTGAGAGGAACACTAAAGGAATGCAAGTAGCTGCGGCTCTTGAGCAAGCCTCTGGTGCAGTTGCTCGGTATGGGCAAGTACAGGCAAGTAAGAAAGAACAACAGATAACTAATTTAGAGTTATTAAGAGCTTCTAACTACGCTAATGAGTTTGAGGTATCAGTAAAAGAATTCGCAGAGACTTACGATTACGGTATTAAAGATGGTGCTAGACCTTCTAGTGATGAAGTATGGGAAGCATACACAAGCAGTAACCCTGAGTACCAAGATGCTTTATCTAAGCTAACTACAGATGCAGGCAGGAATGCCCTTAATAAATCTATAGGTAATGTGTTCTATTCTACTTACGGAGGAGCTTCCAAAGCCTTTGAAACAAGTGAAGAAGATGTAGAGCTTGGTAACTTTGCTAGTAAAGAATTAGCTAAAGTAGACTTCAGTGCAGCCTCCATTGAGTTCTTTGACGTATTTAAAAATATTGATAATTCCATACAGTCTATGGATAGATCACCCCAACAAGCAAAGCAACTTTTGATGGATGCGGCTTTACGAGCTGCTAATGAAAATGAAGACTTTAGATTGTACTCCTTGTTGCTAGGTGAAGTAGAAGGTAGGCCAACAATACTTTCTGATAAAGAGTACAAGACAGCATTTGCCCAAAGAGGGGCAGTAGAATCAAGACTTAGAGAAGAGAAAAACAGATTAGATAACGAAAGAGCAAACGGTGTAAAGGCTGCTAAGCTAAACTTACAGGCAACCATAGGCGACCTTTATACTAGAGGAGAGGCTACAACAGAAAACATTTTAGCTGCTGTGCAGGCTGCTGAAAAAGCTGGTGTAGGTACTGCTGCTTCTGATGCCGATAAGATACTAAAAGCTTACAAAAGTATTTCTACAGAAGAGATTGACCCTGAAGATATGATTGAATTGTACGATGGGTTCATCCAAGCATCGGATAAAATTGAATGGGTAACGGCTAATGTTAAGCGGTTAGATAAAACATTGCTAAACACTTTCTTAACCCAAGCACCACGAGAGAACCCTTACACAAGTAAAGTTTATACAGACAACTTAGCAATAGTAAGAGGTTTGATAAGAGATAGAGAAATAACAGATATTTTTGTAGAAGACACCCGCTACTCTCAATTACAAATAATGTTTAATGAAGAGTTTGATGAATTAATCAGAACACCTGATTGGCCTTCAATGTCAAAAACACAGAAAAACGATGCGGTGTTTACTCTTATACAAAGAGTAGAGACACGTAAACAATTTATAGATACTAAAGTAGAAGGCAGTATGAGCGCACCTTTAGTAGCACCTTCAGAAATAAGAAAGCTCGAAGCAATTAATAATGAACTAGGGGAGTAATATGGCTACAGGCGTTCAATTACTAGACCTAGCTCAAGAAGAAATAGAAAAAGGTAATTTAGATAAAGCTAGAGAATATAGAGATAAGTATTTAGAAGAATCTAAAAAACCAGAAGAGACACCAGCAGTACAAGAAGAAGAAGAAGGCACTACAGTTCTACAGAACATTGCAGAGCTTCCTGAAGCTGCTATAAAAGGTGTAGGGTCAGCTATCAAAGAAACAGGTGAGTTTTTAGAATCTGCTATTCCTCTTGGTGGTTTTTCTATTACTGGTGAACAGGACAACGAAACACTAAAGTCTTGGCAAGATGAGAATGGGGTACACTTATTCTCTGTCTTTGGTAAGAAGATAGCTTACGTCAAACCTGACGAGTGGTCTGACCTTCAAGCTCTTAATGCTGCTAATCTTATTGACACTAATAACCTCTTACCTACTCGTGATGATGGGTTTGATACCCCTACAGGGGAGTTTGCAGCTCCAGTAGCACAGTTCATTGCTGGCTTTGTGGGGGCAGGTAAATTTCTTAAACCTTTCCAAGCAACTACTGGCACAGGTAAACTTGTTAAAGCCACAGCTCAAGGCGCATTTGCTGATGCTATTGTCTTTGATCCACATGAAGAACGCCTCTCTAACCTTGCCCAACACTTTGGTATTGAAACAGCACTGACAGACTACTTAGCTGCTGATCCAACCGACAGTGCAGCAGAGGGTAGATTTAAGAATGCAATCGAAGGTTCGGTTGTTGGTTTAAGTTTAGAGTTAGTATTCAAGTTAGCACGAGCTACTAAGAAAGCTAGAGATGCTAAGAAAGAAAACATTGCAGGTAATACAGAGAAAGCAGATGCCTTGATGAAAGAGGTAGCCGATGAAGTAGAAAAAGCAGAACAGCTTATACCTACTAAAGAAGATGGTGCTACTTATAAAGACGGAGCTAAGATAGAAGAACCTGTAAAACCAGAAAACATTAAAGTCAAAGGGCAGACTGAAGAAGCAACTATACCTAACACCAAAGAAGCCTTAGACGAAGCTACAAAGGATGCTAGAGCAGAGCGTGGGAGTCTGCGTACAGGGGATGAGATAATTACTATACCTGTTGCTACGGCTGTTAAGAAAGGCCAGACACTTATTAATAGTTTAATAAAAGACCCTGAGTTTAACTCTGGCTCTCTCTTAGATTTTGCTAAAGGTCTTAAAGAACTCCAAACAGACAGCACCTTCTACATGGGTGTAAGAAGTTTTGGAAACACTCTTAAAGAAACCCACGATACTTTATATAACAGTGCTGCTTATAAAGCAGGAGATGTAGAGACAATCAGGAAAGTTAATGAACTTGCAGAAGCTTTCCGTCAAACTTACGCATATCATAAAGGACTCCTAAGCGACTCTGGGCGTATCATGCGGTATTCTCAGGAAGATATAGATGCGATGCCTCGTGACTTACTGTCTTTAGATGGTGCAGCTTTAAGCCAAGCTATTAACAACGCTGCAACTACAAACCCAAGAAATGCTAAACTTAGAGATAGAGTTAAAAATAGAATAGAGCAGTTTAATGAATACTATGTTGGTAACTTACTTTTCTCATGGAAGACTCAGGCTACTAACTTAGTAGGTAACGGTATAATGGCTGTTACTGATACTGTAGAACAAATAGGCGGAGGCTTAGTAGGCGTTTTAAGAGGCGATAAAACTCAACTGGTTGATGGAGCAAGGCAAATGTTTGGCTATGCCAAGTATGCCGATAACGCTATGAGAGCTGGTTGGGAAGTATTAATGACTGCTAAAAACGTCATTGACCCTGAGTTTAAAGTTCGTGAAGAAGTAGAAGGCGGTACAGATCGTATTTCTGTAGGCACAAAAGATATAGATTTAAGAACTTTATCTTGGGAAGAAGCTAAAAATATGCCAATCTCTGATTGGATAGGCAATACCTTTAGGCTTTCCTTTAGGGGACTTGCGGCTGGTGATGAGATGTTCAAGCAACTCACCTTCAGGGCAGTAGCTTATAGAGAGATAGTTAAAAGATGGAAAGCTGAAG